AAGAGACTTGTCAAAGAACATTCGTAATGATTTAATGACTATCATTGCTGGTGAGACATTGGCAAATGTTAAGTCTGTCTATTCTGAGCGTGAAGCGTTTTATTTATTGACTACACCATCTGTAGGTAATGTATTTTGCTTTGATACCAAGGCTTATTTACCTGATGGTGCTGCAAGAGCAACAACTTGGGACTCTATAACACCAACGGCTTTTTTGTCTAGGCGTGATGGTACTTTGTACATTGGTAAGAATGGCTATATCGGTTTCTATGATACTTACCAAGATTACCAATCTACATACCGTATGTTGTATTACACAAACCATGCAGACCTTGGGAATCAAAATCAAACGTCTATTCTGAAGAAGTTGTCCATTGTGGTTATTGGCGGCACAAATCAAACTGTTACCTTTAAGTGGGGATTTGACTTTAAGACAAACTATTTGTCTGCTGATGACACTATCCCAACTCAAGGCGAGTCTTACTATGGTATTGCTGAGTATGGTGCTAATGCCACTGTAGTTGCAGAATACTCTGATGGTGTTGCGTTGCAGACTTTAACTGTTTCTGCATCTGGCAGTGGAAAGGTTGTTCAAACTGGGTACGAAACAGACATAAATGGTACTGAGTTGTCTATTCAGAAGATTGAAATTCAAGCCAAAAATGGCAAAGTAAGCTAAAGGAAAACATCGTGTCTAATTATACAAAATCAACCAACTTTGCCACTAAAGATGCTTTGACTTCTGGCAATCCTTTAAAGATTGTTAAAGGCACTGAGATCAACACTGAGTTTGACAATATTCAAACTGCTGTTGCAACTAAAGCTGATTTGGCAAGTCCTACCTTTACTGGTACTCCGCTTGCGCCTACTGCTAGTGCGGGAACGAGTACAACTCAATTAGCAACAACTGCATTTGTTCAAGCCGCAATTGCTTTACTGTATCCAGTTGGTTCAATCTATACAAATGCGACTGTAAGCACTAACCCTGCAACATTGTTAGGGTTTGGTACATGGACAGCATTTGCGGCTGGTCGTGTAATGGTTGGTTTTGATTCTGGCAATGCTTTATTTGATACCGCTGAAGAAACTGGTGGTAGTGCAGACGCAATTGTTGTTAGCCATACTCACACCGCAACATCTACTGTTACAGACCCTAGTCATAGCCATACTATGATTGCAATTACAAATGCTTCTTTAGGTGGTGGAAGTGAAACAATACCTAGAAGTATAAACACCAATACTACATTTACAACAAATACCGCAACCACTGGCATAACTGTTTCAACAACTAATACTTCAGCAGGTTCTTCTGGTACAAATGCTAACTATCAACCATACATTACTGTGTATATATGGAAACGCACAGCATGATTACTCACCACTTTTCTGATGGACTGTATGCCAAGGAAGCTAGGTTTCCTGCTGGTGTAGCCATCTTAAAACACACCCATAACTTCAGTCATTTGTCTATCTTGGCTGAAGGTAAGGTTGCTGTATTGCGTGGGAATGAGATTGATATTGTGAATGCTCCTGCTTGTTTAGAGATTAAAGCGGGATTGATACATGGGGTTAAGGCGATTACTGATTGTGTTTGGTTTTGTATTCATGCCACAGACGAGAAAGACCCGTCTAAAGTGGATGAGATTTTGATTAAAGGGGATTGATATGCCAATTAGTGCAGTATTAGGATTTTTAGGGGCGCAAGAACAAGCATCTGCCACAGAGTATGCGGCAAATCAGTCTGCGGCGGCTCAACGTGATGCGGCTAGGCAAGCGGCTGAAGCGGCTAAGTTTCGCCCTGTAGGGATTACTACACGTTACGGCACATCCAACTTCCAATTTGACCCTAGTGGTTATTTGTCTGGTGCTGGTTATAACGTAAGCCCTGAACTAAAAGCCTATCAAGATAGGTTGATGGGTTTAACTGGCGGTGCTTTAGGTCAAGCTGAACAGGCGCAACAACAGTATGCCCCTTTGCAGACTGCGGCTACAGGCTTGTTTGGATTGGGTCAGCAGTATCTTGCACAGAGTCCTGAACAGGTCGCGGCTAAATATATCCAACAGCAACAGGATTTGCTTGCTCCTAGCCGTGAGCGTCAGATGGCTCAGTTGCAGAACCAGTTGTTCCAACAAGGTCGTGGCGGTTTGTCTGTAGGTGCTACAGGTATGCGTCCAAGTGGTGCGGCAGGATTGGGTGCTACTACCCCTGAGATGGAAGCCTATTACAACGCTATTGCTCAACAAGATGCTCAGTTGGCGGCACAAGCACAGCAAGCTGGTCAACAGAATGTTGCGTTTGGTACAGGATTGTTTGGAACAGGAAGCCAGTTGTTAGGTCAGTATCAAGCTGGTCAGGTAGGCGCATTAAGCCCATTTACGGCTTATTTAGGTACTGGTCAAGCAATTGAGGAAATGGGTCAACAGCCTTTGACCTTGGGTGCTGGTTTAGGTGGTCAAGCGGCGGCTTATGGTGCTAATGTTGGCTCTAATTTGCTTAGAGGTGGTATGTCTGCGGCAATGACTCAACAGGCTGGTCAAGGATATAGTCCTTTAGCTGGTTTGTTGCAGGGTGCGGCTAGTAGTCCAAGACTGCAAACTGGGTTTGAAAAGTTGTTTGGTATTAATCAACCATATGAAACCTATAGTGGATACCAAGTTGGGCCACCACAGCAAGGACAAACTCAACCTTATCCATATACAAGTTTTTCATATGATGGACAACAAATTTAAGGAGTAATCATGGCAACCTCAGAAATTCTCGGTTTATTTACTACTCCTGAACAATACCAACTTGCTCAACAGCAAGCACAACAGGCGCAAGCTATTCAGTATGCAAATCTTGACCCAATGGCTCGTGCTAACTATGGGACTTTCCTTGCTGGTCAAAAGCTAGGCGGTGCTATTGGTGGTGCTTTGGGTGGTCAAGACCCTATGCTGCAAAAGATTAGTCAGCGTCAGCAGTTGATTGGGATGATTGACCCATCTAACCCTGACTCCTATGCTCAAGCTATTCAGATGGCATTGCAGGGTGGAGATCAAGAAGCTGCTTTCCTGTTGCGTAATGAGATGATGAGGGCAAAAGAGCAATCTGCTGTTGCAGAGGCTCGTGGCTTTGAGCGTGAGAAGTTTTTGATTGATCGTGGTGAGGGTATGAGAACAAGAGTTCTACAAGCAGAAGCACTTGAAAAATCAAAATCACTTATCACTCAAAATGGAACTGTAGATCAAACTGTTTATGCTGACTTGATAAATAACTATGGGCAAATTGGGGCAACTATTGTTGACCAAAGACTTAAAGGTGTGCAAAGTGTAAAATCAATGCAAGCCCAACAATTGGCTCAAGGATTGTTTAATGCAAATGGAACTCCTAACTTACAAATTGTTGCTGAATTGCGTAAAACACCTGAAGGTAGAAAAATTCTAGAGGAAAACGCACCAAAAACAATGTCAGTTAAAGGTGATGAAACAATAATGACTGTTCCTGTTTTAGGTGAAGAATCCAAAGTAATTAAGCAAGGTGAAAAACCAGTTCCATTTACAGGTGATGAGTCCAATGCGGCTCTTACTTTGTATCAAACAAATGACCCTGTAAAGATTTTTAACACATATGGTCAAGCTGGACTTGATGCGGTTGCCCAAAAAGCCGAAGCAGCAGGAAGACGCAAAACACCAGTTACGAAAGTAACTATTGAAAATAAAATGCAAGAAGGTTTTGGCGCAAACTTAACAGAGACTATTACATCAAACATTAAGGCTGGAAGATTGGCTAGACCAATTTTGGGGGCGGTTGATAGTATGCAAATATTGTTAGATGAAGGTGTAAGAACTGGATTCGGTCAAGAAACAATGTTGCAAGTTGGCAAGGTTGGTCAAGTTTTTAACCCTGACTTCAATGTCAAAGGATTGGCAGGACAAGAAGCATTACAGTCTATTGCAACTAACTTAGTCTTGCCACAAGTTAAACAGCTTGGTGTTAATCCAACTGACACTGATTTGAAGTTCATCAACACTGGTTCACCTAGCCTGTCAAAAACAGTTGCTGGTAATAAGTTGATGTTGTCTGCCTTGAGGTTAAAAGGTGAGCGTGACCAAGATTTGTCAAAATTTACAAACACTTGGTTGTCTCAAAACAGTAGATTAACAACATCTAATCCAACTGAAGCCTTTGTTAAATTTAACTCTGATTTTGATGCGTATACACAAAGCAGCCCTTTATATGCACCATCAGCAAGCAGATTGAGGGAGCAATTTAACGCACTTGGTTCAACAACACAAAGAGGTTCGGGTCGTTCTAATGCCCGTGACGCTACCAATCGTGGCGGTTTGACTAACCCATAAAGGAATAAAAATGTCATCTCTTAAAGACCAGATTTTAGACTTGCGTGATGAGTTAATGATTGCCAAAGATGAGGGCAAGTTAACTGCTGATGGGCAAAAAATGCTAGACCAACTTGATACAAAAAGTTGGACTACTCAAGGCGTTGGTCAATTTCTGCAAGGGTTATCAGCAAATTTTTCTGAGAATGCAATTGGCTCAATTAAATCTTTTTTAAGCCCTGCACCAGCTAATGTCGCTAAACAAGTTGGCATGGCTTCACCAGATCAGCCAGCACCATCACCATCAGATGTTGGAGTTGCGTTAGAGCGAATTGGCTTAGAAGAATACAGCAAAGAGAACCCTGTTAAATCAGTTGCGGCTAATATTGTTGGCGCAGCTACTCCAGCATTTCTTACCAAAAAACCAATAACTTCATTACCCGCACAAGTTGGGGTAACTGCTGCCGCTGGTCTTACCGCTGGAATTGGCGAATCTGAAGCTGAATTGTTTAGCCCAGAATCTTTGAAAACTGGTGCTACAGGTGCGGCTACAGCATTGGTGATGCTTCCAATTACCAAAGTTGTAGGTATGGGTGCTGGCACTGTTTATCGTGGTGTTGTAAAGTCAATTTTTGACAACCCACAAAAGCTAGGCACTGATGAAGCTAGGTCGCTAATCAAACAAGCATTAGTGTCTGATGTTGGTGGGGTTGATGAAGCTATTAAGTATGTCTTAGAGCGTAAGGGGAAGCCTTATGCTTTAGCTGATGTAGGGGCAAATACTAGAGCATATTTAGATGCTGCTAACACCATACCTAGTGTCGGTAAAAAAGAGGCAAATGAATTTATAACTAATCGTGACAAAGGTATGTTGGCAAGATTGACAACAGACTTGCAAGTTGCTTTTGGTTCAAAAGCCGCATTCTTTGATGAGTTCAATGCTCTTAAACAAGCACGATCTCAGCTTGGTGGGGCTTTATATGATAGAGCGTTAAAGAAAGATATTCCTGTAACTCCTGACTTGGTTGCTTTAATGGATAGACCAAGTGTTAAAAATGCTTTTGTCAGAGCGCAAGAATTAGCCAAAGAACAAGGAGTTAAATTGCCCGATGTACAAGTGGTAAATGGAAAACTTGTTACATCAGATGGCAACCCAGTTACAAATATAAACACAACTTTTTTGCATTATGTAAAGATGGGTTTGGACGATGGTATTTTTACTGGCAAAAGTCCGACAAGTGGAATTGGGTCAACCCAACTTAATGCCTTTAAAGATACCAGATCAAAGTTTCTTGATTTGTTAGATGCATCTAATGGCACATATAAAAACGCAAGGCGTGTATGGGCATCTGATACAGCAGTCATGGATGCTATGGAAGAAGGGAGGACAGTCTTCAACAAAAGCCCTAAAGATGTTGACGTATTGCTAAAAGATATGAAGACAATGACTAGATCAGAACTTGAAGGTTTGCGTCTTGGAACTATGCAAAACCTTTTAGATCGTTTAGGTGGAGCGCAAGTGGCTGACACTGTTGT